CGCTGGCTTGGCGCTCGTATTCCATCGCCTGTAGCTCACCCTGCCGGGTCACAATGGTTTGCCCCTCGCGTGTGGTGTAATACTCGCTTGCACCACCCTTCTGCGCCATCACACGCATAAACGCCGCGCTACCAGAATACGCATCAATATTGCCAGCGCCGGCGGCTGCTCTCTGTGTTGCCATAGTGCGCAGCATGTTATCCAAAACAGCCACACCTTGCTGTTTATACTTCAACGCCTCAGAGCGTGCTTGCATGCGTGTTTGTGTTGCTTGCGCACCAAGACCGCGCGCTTCTGCTTTAGCGCCGCTAATCCCGGCCATTCCTGATAGCGCGGCTACTCCAACTGGTACTGCTACCTGTGCCATATTATTGCCCTATGCTCACTTTGTACTCGATGCCTAGCACTGACATTTTCAGCGGTACATCTTGGGTTACTGTTATCTGTCCGTCATAGCTATAGCCAAGCATGCCATTAATTGTCTTAATGCCTGTAAACTCTTGCACGGATGAGTTTAACACATTTGTGCCAAAACTGCGAAACGGTATCAGCGACCCGTTAATCAGCAAAGACTGCGTTTCAAACAATTCTGCGTTTACCTCAAATATGCGCTTCTTAAATCCTTTAAGTGACCCGCTTGGTAAGTTTGGCTCAACCGGCAGCGTCTTTATCGTTGGTGTAAAGTTCAGCCCCACCTGATGGCTAGACGTTGCGGCTGATACAAATGTCACCGTGGATGGTGACGCGCCTACCACCTGTGTTGGCTCTACAACGCCGTCACGGATGATCTGCACAGTCTCAGCCTCTAAATGTGGCATGTTAACAGATGACGCTGCACCGCCTGTCACAGCGCTATCTAGCAGGGTATCAGGGTCAAACACTTCCACATAATAAACGTCAGCGCTGTTTACGCTGCGCTTTACCACTACATAGATGTCATCAACATCCACGCCGATATTTATAAACTCACCCTCTGTTGTCCACTCAGATGGCGCGATTACGTTCTGGCTGCGCAACAATGTATAGCAAGCAATAGACCCGTCATCACCATTGACCAGCATTAGCCGGTCGCCCTCGTCTGTTGATGTCGCAACGCGCACTGCCATCTCTTCTGGCGTTTTTAGCAGATGCGATGATAGCAGAGATATCTTGTCTGACGTATACGCGTTAACCGTATCGCTAAAGATAAACTCTTGTATGGCCTTCCCCTGCCGCTGGATAAATAGCGTGGCACCGTCCACGTTCTGCACACGCAAGCCCGGCTTCATACCAAAAAATGTCTGCGCCTTTACAATAAGGTTAGCTGGGGTGATAGGGTCATCCAGCGCTTGCGGCACATAAAACTCGCCGCCGGTAGTGAATATCTGTAGATTGCGCCCGGCATACATATCGACAATAGCATTGAAAGTCCCTGTGTCTAAGCTAGCCTCAACAGACGCATCGTCTAACGCCTCGCCGGGGTCGAAGTTAAAGAAGTCAGAAACACGACTGCCCCAGATAGTAGACGGGCGCTGCTTGGAACCGCCAAAGTATAAGCGCCCCTCATGAAATACCACGCTGCGTGGCCAGCCTCTGGTGCTAGACCATGTGTCCTCATAGCCTTCTTCAAGCTCCCAATCAGCGTCATCAATGTTGCCAGTGTCAAACAGTGGCACTTCTGCAAAACACTCTAGCTTTGCATCGTTAACCTTGCGCACGATACGCAACCGGCCAAACGGTGTGACGTTTATGTATTGCCCCACATAGCTACCCGATGCCGCCGCACCTGATGTAAATATGTTTGCATTAGACCCGCTATGCTTGGCGGTCACAGTGATGTTGCCTGATGTGCCGCTAACCTCAAGATGGTCGTGCGGCACGCCGGTGTTAAAACTTGACCCCGCTGTAACTGTCAGCGTAAATGCGTGCTTTGGCACAAAGTCAAATGAGATAGTGCTGGCTGTCCAATCGCTGTCTGTTGCACCGCGCACAATCTTTACCGGCGCTAGATCCTCATGCACCACAATCACAGTGTCGGCAGACTGCACCCAGTTCATTTCTGGCAATATGCTAGCAGTCAGCGTTGACACAACTAGAAAGTCGTTGCCTGACCCGTTGATGTTTGTAACTAGCGTGCGGTTTTTGTAGACGTACATTTTGCCGGGCGTAAACACAAGCATGTAGCTGTCGCTAACGCTAAACTCAAAGCCGACCATGCGCACGGCGTTAGCCGCACCAGCGTCTAGCTCATGCACAAACTTAGTGCCGTCACGCCGCACTGCACCGCCTTGGGGCTGGATAGATACGTTCTGCGCTGTAGTTAGCGCTGACTTGTACTGAGTGATATCTGTCCGGGCACGTAGCTTCGGGTCAATCTCACCAGACGTAAAGTCGTTTTGTATCTGTATAATCCGGCTCATTCTAGAACCTTATGTCGGTAATTGGAAACTCTTGTATCTGTTGTGCCGGTCTGTCGGCGCCGTCAATGTTGATAGACACACGCACCAAACCACCGCGCATGTTTTCCGCTGGTGAGCCATAGGCACGATTATGAAAATAATCGGCCTTGGTAATTTGGTCAGTGATAGGCTCCGCAAATTCAGCCGCTAGCGCTGTCTTTAGCAAGCGCACAAAATATGGCGGGAACTCAAACGGCTCCGGGCGATACTGGTAGTCTACCCAAACATTTTCGTAGTTTGTGTTTAGCCCGTCACCGTAAATTTCAAAGTCGCGCTGTGGTGTTGCACCGACAGCGCCCACGTTAAATACAGCCTTTGGGTTGCCAAGCAGATTGCCCGGCAACTGGTAAATATATTTCCATTCATTGATAGGGGTCTGCACTAGCTGCGCTAGCTTCACTTTTTTAATTGACCAGCTATAGGGGTACTGCATAAGCAATGTGTCGCGCACATCGTCATAAAGCCGGTCGGCCACTTGCGCCTCATCTGTCCCAACAGTAAAGCTAGATAAAGGTGTAGCGCCCAACATAATGAGCGCCTCAGAACAGATAGATAGTTTGGTATCGCCAGCAGCCATCTAATACTCCAAAGAATAAAGGCGGGGCGGCATACACCGCCCCAGCCAAATTGTATTAGTCGCTATCTGTCATTGCGATAGCTGTGCCGTCTGTCACATCAACTACACCTGATGCATTAGATGCAACCATGACAATTGACATTGTCGGTGTTGCGCTGTCATGCACAAAGATGATGTCGCCAACTGCCAGTGTGTCAGACAGGTCGTTGAAGTAACCCGCTGTGTTCACAGTAGCAATCGCATCTGCTGATGTGTAGGTGTACATTGAAGGAGCGTTGCCCTTTTTTGCTGCACCAATCACGTTAAATCCTGCGTTTGAATAAGCCATTTCTCAAATCTCCTTATTCTGTGCAGCTGATTTTGACGATGCCTTCATCGTCAATTGCAATGGCTCCAGCGGAGAACATTGAAGAGACTAAAAAGCTAGTTTTTTCAGCCACATAATTTATCTCACTGCGCTGGTTCATGCCGATGCCCATGCCCACTGCATCGCGGTGGAACGCGAAACATGTGCGTGTTGATGGTAGCGGCAAGCCACCTTCGTCACGGTCGCCAAGGGTAACAAACTTGAAGCCCATGAAGGTGTCAACTTCACCAGACACAAGAGCCTTTACAGTTGCAAAGTCTGCGCTAGTGATTTCGGTTTCACCCAACATGCCAGCCAAGTTATTGGCGTGGATGATCATGGTGCGGCCTTCAGATGGTACGTTGTTTGTGTCCATCAGCTTCTTGGTTTCAATCAGCTTTTCGATGTTCATGTTTGTACCGGCGCCACCGATTGTTGTAGCAACAGTCAGTGATGTTGATGAAGCGTTCAGCGCATCCAGAACCAACTGATCCATGCGGCGACCAATCGCACCAGAAACCACCTCAACTAGCTCACGGCGCTCGTCAAAGTTTACTTTCTGTTGTGAGAAAATGTCGCTGTATTCAGCGGCGATGTAGTCGCTCATTGATGCAGTTACTTGTGAGTAGCTGACATTCAGTGGGGTTACATCTGTTTGTGGAACGCGTACTGTTGCGGTGCCTTTCCCAATCTTAGGAAACTTCACCTGATTGCCTTCGACATTTGTCCGCTCACGGGTCAAACCGGCAAGAGCGCGTGCGCCTTGATAAGCCTGTTTAACTTCCGCATCGAACATTTGTACGAAAGCGTTAGAAATAGCTACTGCCATTTTTCTGTCCTCTCGTTAAGAAATGTTTTCATAAAAGTCGCATCAGGTATCCGGGATCCGGGCTGACAGCTTGGGCATAAACGCTACGCCCCCAAGCGGGTCGAACAGGCCATAAGGTTATCTGTCAAATGAATTTTAACAAAAAAAAGCGCGGCCCGCAAGCCGCGCTATTATTTAGATAGCAGAGTAATCCTGCGTGCCATAAACTTGCTCGAACATCTTCTCAACCTTTGCCCGGAAGGCTGGGTCGGTCTGATACTCTGGCTTGCCTACCATCGCATTCAATTCCTCTTTAGATGGCGCGCCATCCACTGGGGTCATGTCCACAGGAATAGGCCGGTCACCGTAATAGCTACGCACCTTTTGCAAAGCCTTTAGACCCTGCGCGGTGCCGCCCATAATCTTAAACTCTTCAAAGTCACCCTCTGACCAAACGCCCTTACGCACCAAACCCTGCGCCCAATCTGTCATCGACTTAATAGTCGCATCAGCATTCGGGCCAAGTTTTGCATGCTCTTCCTTGAACGAGATCTCAGCGCTCTCTTCTTCCTGTTGAGCCATAGCAATAAAGCTATTCGCAAGCTCGTCAAACGCACTCTGGCTAATACCATTGTCCTTCGCCCAATCTCTATATGTCGAGAGCAACGGGTCATCATCAGGGATGTTCGCATCTTTAAATAAGCTATCATCGTATGCCTCCGGGGCTTTGTGTTTGCCCTGCGAAAACTTCTTCTGCAATTCATTATAGGACTTGACCAAGTTTTCTAGGTCAGGCCCATCGTCATCACTCCAAAATTTATCGGGATACCAATCAGGACGGGAAAACTCTAGCTCTTCATCTTCACCAGCCACAGTTACATCATCGAGAGATGCCGGGCCTTCTTCTGGTTTGATGTGGGAGATTGTGCTTTCTTCGGGCTGCTGGTTGTCCTCGGCCTCAACTTGCGCTTGGGCCATCAGTCCTTCTTCTTCGTTCATAATTGCCTCGCTCTCTGCATCCGCTTTTCTATTTCGCGCACTAGTGAATTTTGCCCTTCCCTAGCAAACCCGTGAGAAGCATCTTCCCCCGGATACCAAGTGGGCTGCTCAATCGTCAGTGAGCGAAGGTGTGTTAAAAGTTCTTGCCCATCCTCACTGGCGAATACCCGCAAGTATAACCTGTCAATATCATCTTGGTTATCTTGCTGCGTTAATCGCATCTGCGGCTCTACCGTCCGCAGACTATCCCAACCCTCTTCCATAATTACTCCCCTGTAGCCTCTGCCGCTTGCATCGCTACTTGCGCTGCTTGCATCTGCGCCATCTGTTCTGCCATTTGCTGGCGCTCTTCTGGTGATGTGCGTAGCTCTGCCGGTATGCCCATTTTGTCAGCCACATGGTCTGCGATAGCGCCAGTGCGTACAGCCATCTGGCCATCCTGTCCAAGTGATGACGCAATCTGCACCCACTGCATTATCTTCTCAATGCCGCCCATGTTCTGCGCTTGCGCAATAGGCGATACCGGCTGCACCTTAATCTCTAGACCGTTTACCTTTAGCGGCATCTCAATCATGCCACGCTCATCCATAACCGCAAGAATGCGCGATACAACAGGTATCATCGTTTCTGTAATTAGACGACCAAACGAGCTGCCCATATTGCTGGCTAGCTCAGATATCTTTGCAGACACCTCTGTTGCAGACCGTGCAGACATATTGTCTGGCGGCAGCGTGTCGTCCATCATAATTTTTTTAATGTTCATG